AACAAGAAACAAACTATGCCCCACACTGTTTTTGAATCACCACACCGCGACCCGTTAGGTAGGGGTAAAGACGCAGGAAAATTATACCAAGATGAGATAACCGATGTCGGCGGTATTGAAAGCGCGATTGCGATTTATGATAAAGAAGAATATGATAAAGCAATGGATAGATTCAACAAAGGAGGTATTCTTCACTTACCAAATACTATCCGCGACAATATCAATGACCGACATGAGTTAAAACAACAGTTAGAATCTATGCATCACGAATCCGACGGGACTGTAATGAGAGATTTAAATTCAGCCGATAAAAACGCTCTCCGCGCTCGTATGATTAGCGATGCGGATTTCGTAGGGCATTATATGGATGAGGATGGATTGAAGAAATATACTATCAAAGACACTCCTGCGTATGCTTATCAAAACATAATGTCTCATTTTAGACAGAAAGCGCGAACTGCTTATACCGAAGGGGACAAAGAAGAAGGTCTCCGATACGACATATTAGCAACTAAACAAAACAAACTCGCCGCTGACGAGTTAGGAGATTTACCACCAATCACAAAAAACGAGTTACGGAAAAATTATCTTCAAGACGCGGCGGCTTCTCATCAGCATTCTGTAAGCGTGAGTGAGATTATGAAACCGCTGTTAAAATGGGCCAACCCCGAATTATTTCAAACTCACACTCCCGAACTTAACAACCAAGCATGGGCGGATATTAAGATGCTCGCGCATTTATGCGAAACATGGTCGCGCACTTTATCCCCTAAACAGAAAGAAGATTGGATAGCCAACGCGCATGTGCATTGTCCGAAAGACGGAAACGCTTCATCTAAATCAGTAATGGATATTCTTCGCGCCCATTTCAAGTCCGAAGGTCTTGGTGATGATGCCGCTACTAACAGAATAAAAGGTCTTGTGAGAGACGCTATAAAACCTATTAATAGACTTTCATGGCAAGGTGACAAAAATAGAGCAAGAAATGTTCAAGGGTTTGGTGACGATGACGAGGCTTCTATCCTCAATCTTTTTGAGAAATATGTTAATGGGGAACTTGATGAGAAACACTACCCGCGCGGTGATGGGGTTGAGATAACAAAGCAGATTTTTGAGAAGGTTCGCGAAACCTTACCGAAAGGCGCATCCTTTGAAGACTTCGCTGATGCCATACATGCGCGATATGTCCCTCACAACTTAAGTGGAGATAATCTCACAGATGAAATGACCGCAGAAGCCTTAGTTAAATACGGGAAGGGGTCAGGAAGTAAGCGCGCTAACGGATTATTTGAAGGCACTTCATACGATTATAAAGGCATTACAGGAGGCCACCATCACGAAAATAATGAATTAAACGAAGTGCCTCTAAAGAGTGGAGGTGAGTCTGTGGATATTCTTGAGGATGTGGATGGTAAGGGATGGTTCACTAAGAGAGGAACTCGGACTATGTGGAGCGAACTACGAGCGCTGAACAAGGCTTACCAACAACTGCATAAGCATACAATAGCAACTTCTAACGGTATCAAAGGACACGCGAATAGCACACAACCCTTAACGAAAAAGGATAAAGATTGGATTAAGGTTCTGCCTAAACGGATGAAAGATTTTACAAATGTCCTAAAACGAGATGTGACTAACCGAAAAAACACAAAGGGTGAAATCAATAGCAACACAGAAGAGTTTGGGGTGGGTGGTGTAGGTATTAACGAAATTCAATTACCTGCCATTCATACATGTCCAGCAACAAATGAGGCTTTCGGACACACGATGCGCCCTAAATGGGGATATAGCGCGCATGCTTTATCCCAAAACAATCTCGTAATTAAAGACCATAAAGGTGATTATCACGGAGGGGGTAACACTCGTCTCCTCGCCGCCTGTCCTTACGCAATGCGTGATTTTCACCCCGGACTGAACCCTTATGACCCAAGCGCGGATAGAGGAACTCAATACCCTCCTGTTCAAATGCAAGCGTCGGGTATTACAGGGGAAGAGCCTAATAAGAACTATCCTGCATGGGGAGATATAGGCGCTGGTAGTCAAATGTTAAGGTCTGTTGTTGAAGAACTTGATTGTATGACAGACGATACTCTTGTTTTCAAAGCCGATGGTCGCCCTGTTCCCGTAAAAGCAATGCATCGCATCTTTGATTATAGCGATTTGAAAAACCTTCGCGGGTTTAGCGGAGATTGGATAGCGTCTCATATAATAGACGGAGAACCTGTCATCCTTCAAAAGAAGGGTAAAAGAATCAAAGCGTATAACGCAGATATGAAATTGGTTGAACTGACCGATGACATGAATGACGAGATGGGTAAAGTCAGTGATAAAGACTTCGTGGTTCACGCAATCATAGATGGAGAGAATTTGTATTTCATAGACTTACTTGAAGCCGCAGACGAGAAGACACACAATATGCCCGCTAAGGATAGAGTGCGTCATTTGCGCGCTCACTTTGAATCGTCTGTCCATATCAAAATGCCGGAACCATACAATACAAAACGCGCAGATGATGAAGGGTTAGAGCAAGCAATTCATTTATTACGCGAGGAATCCTCAAGTGATATTCTGTTGCGTGACGCATCAACCACATACATGAGAGGAGAAACCCGCCATCCTAAGTGGGTTGTGCTAAGTAAGGAAAAGAAGGTTGATGTTATCATCCTTGACCGTAAAGGTATGAATTACCGTATAGGTGTTGGGCCAATCATGCATCCCGAAAACTACGGTGCGCGTTCTGTTGAAATGGAAGGAGAGCATTACATGGATGTTGGTAGCGCGAAAGGGCCAAGAGGGTATGACAAGGGAGAACACGCGACTGTGTTTTGCACAGGTGCTACCCAAAGTGGCGAAGAGAATCCTACATACAAAATTCGTTCTGCTCGCATAGACCGTGACGCTCACCCTCAAGCCGCTGACAGCGTTGAGACGCTATCAATGTTAGTTAACAACGCTAAGATACCCCATAAGGTTAGGCTGAATAAAGGTTCTATCCATATCATATTCCCTTCTCTTGACGATGAAGTCATTTATAAAGTTGATAAGCAAGAAGGCGGTTGGATGCTTGAACCTCAAAAAACATTGTGGGGTCAAAGTGAAGATTACTTCATCAAACTCTCCGAAGATATGAGACCTTGTTGGGAACCAATAGCGTCTATCCTCCTTAAACACGAAGAGAACAAGCGCGAAGTGAAGCCCGAACTTCCCGCAGGTCATACAAAGAAGCGTAAAGAAGTCTTGCCCGAAGAAGAGGAAATTATCAAGCGCGGTCTTGAGATGGCTGAATTGATGTTAGAGCGCGTATCAAAAGAGAAGATAACCTCCACAGGTGTTGAAGGGCTTGGAATAAATTATGCGGGAGCAGATGTTGAGTCACCGCGAGGGCCAACTACAAACATGACCGATGACACTAATTTGGATTTCAACCCGTCGGACCGCGACTACAAAGAAAAAGCCGCGACTACAAAGAAAAAAACTACCCATATTCGCACCACTGAGGGCGAAGAAGCCATCACTGACAATCGCGGGAATGTCACCATAACCAAACCGCGCGTTTGATATACAAGAAAGCCATGACGAAATTTGATGGCAATTCTCGCACCTCCAACTTCCGCCCCCCTTGTTCTCAAGGGATATGGCGATGATTTGGTAGTTGCCGGTTACGCTTCGGTTGAAATGGTTGACAAGCAAGGCGACCTTATTACACGCGGAGCATTAAAAGAAGCGTTCGGCGGATTCATGAAAGCCGAAGCATTCCGTAATGTGCAATTAGCCCACTCCAACATTCAAGTCGGAACAGTTATTCCGAACTATACTGATAGTAATGGTCGCGTTTGGAAATCCGAAGTTGACGACACAGGAATGTTCGTAGTCATTAAACTACGCGGGGATATTGAAAAAGCCCGCGAAGTTGCATCCGAAATCCGTAAGGGCAACCTACGGTCATTCTCAATAGGCGGTCAAGCCTTTGAGCGTGTCAATAAGAGCGACGCAACCCGCGGTGACTACCGCGAAATCCGTCGTATGGAACTCCATGAGGTAACAATTTGTGAGAAGGGTATCAACCCCGAAGCACAATTTCGCATCTTAAAGGAGGACACAGGTGATACTATGACCGACCCAATGAGTGAACTACAAAATGTATTAGAAAGATTATCCAAGAAATTGGACGATGACGATAAGGACGAAAACAAAGAAGACAAAGACAAAGCAGATTGTGATTGCGGCGACTGTCCTAAATGTAACAAGAAAGATGAAGATTCCGACAAAGGCTTTCCGTTTGAAGGCAAAGAAGGCGGAGACGACGAAGATGACGAAGGCGGAGACGACGAAGAAGGCGGAGACCCCTTCGCATCTAAGAAAAAAGAACCTAAACTTGACCTCGGACTCGGAGGAGACGACGAAGACGAAGATATGATGTATGGTGAGAACATGACTAATAAAGCAGATAACAATATGATAACGACTGACTATTTAGATTGGCTTGAGCGAACAGTAAAGTCCGGCGGACATGATGTTGCAGACGCTCGCGCACATTTTGATAGTGTAAACAAAGGCTATGGACCCGGCCAATCCGGTTTTGACCACCGCGGACAAGGTTCTCTTGAAGGCGCTGGCGAAGACGATTCCGGCAAACGCCCTAAGATGGACTTTGGTAGCGCTCCAAGCGGTAACAAGAATGTCATCAAGGGTGAATATATCCTACCCGAAAATGTATCTCAAGCAGATATTGAAGCCGCATACGATGTGTATAAGGCCGCAACTACTGAGCAACAATTCAAAGGCTCTCTCGGAGATTATTTCTCCGACCGCCTATCAGCAGAACAACGCATAGCAAAGAACGAGACCGCACGAAACAAGTTTGATTCGCGCAGACCTCTCCTTGAATTGCAAAAGGCTGTGGTCGCACTTGATGACCGCATTAGCCGCGTTTCATCCGGTAGCGGAACAACACTCGCTAAGAGTGTTTCATCCACTACCATTACCGTTCCCGATACTACGGAAATGGCAGATATGTCGTGGGACGCTGTTCACCGACTTGCCGCTAAAGCATTGAAGGGAGAGTGAAGATTATGGCACGAAATTATGTAAGAACAGTTCAAGACATGGAAAGATACTACTACGGTGGTGCGGCACAGACAGGATATACCTACTCAAGTGGTGACATTTTGAAGGCAGACAGCCCTATGATGTCCACAACAGCAGGAACATATCAAGCAGTCTATGGTCGTAAGGTTTGGTCTCAACTAAACCAAGAATTTAACGCCTTTTCAATCCTACCTAAGAAACCGTGGGAGAGAAGTGGTTGGAGAATCCTCACTGAGCGCGCTTCCTTTGAAAAGGGTGGCGGACTTGCTGAGAACGCAACGCTACCGGACACCTCAAGACCGGAATTCCTGCATGTCGCGGCTAAGCCTAAGACTATTGCACACACCTTTGACTTATCCGAAGTCGCTATGTTCCTATCCGACAAGGATGACGGAATGGGCGATGTTCGCCAAGTCCTAAAGGAAGAAATGGGTAAGCACCACGCTGAGCATGTTAACAAAATGATGCTTGAAGATGTTACAACTCCTGCCGCAAACGACTTTGAATCACTTGACCGTGTTACAGCAGACCCCGACAAATTGACTGTTGCCTCCGGCTCAGTTGATGCTTTGACGGACCACGACATGTATTCAATTACTCGCGACGGTAGTGCGGCGTTCCACAGTGCGGAATGTGACATTGGTGGCGACGGAACCGGAACATCAGTGAACCGTAACTTATCCCTTAACCAACTTGATGGATTATTCCAACAAATTTGGGTTCGTGGTGGTAATCCAAAGGTTATACTAACCGGCTACGACACTTTGATGCGCACACAGCAACTCCTACAATCTCAACAAAGATTCATGGACAGCAAGCGTATCACTCCTACATACTCCGGTGTGAAGGGTGTTCCGGGTATTGAAGCAGGATTCATTGTTGCAACATACAATGGTGTCCCAATCATTCCTACAAAGGATATGGGCGACGAAGGCGCAGGTTCTTTGTCTCGCGCTTACTATCTTGATACTGACTATTTGTGGTTCCAAACTGCAATCCCGACCCAATACTTTGAAAGCGGTATTGAAACCGGCGACCCATTCGCGATTAACCGTCTTGGACAAGAAGGTCTTTACAGAACAATGGGAGAACTTTGGTGTTCTTTCTTCGGTGCAAGCGGTAGCATTCGCGACTTACAATGAGGTGATTAGATATGGCAGCGACAACACATAGAGGAATAACATACACAGGAACAGGGACATACACACAGACCGTAAATTTAGATTTACCCCTTTGGGCTGGTGTGGACCAAGATGATACAACATGGCTAACGGCTTATCCGGGCGCTTTGACTTCATTTGAACCACGACAGACTGACGGCGCAAATCGTCATCAGCCACGATTGGTGTGTTTAACATTGAATGCGGCATTAGCAGACACTCAAACCCTAACACTTTCGGGAGACTGTAATCAAATTATATCAGTAATCTCACAAAGAGCCGACGCGACCGCTAACATTGCGATTGTAAAGACAAGTGATTTAGTCTTAACTTTTGACATGGAAGCAACAGCCGACGGAACTACTGACGACTTAACCGCAATGGAATTGTGGTTAATTGTAGTTTGAGGTGATTTCCTTGCCTACGGTTACATACAAAGGTCCGCACAAGGCGGGTCGTAATATGGGTCGCATGGGTCATTGGTTTTGGGGAAGAGAAGAACAAAGGTCACAAGAGTGGGTTGATACTCATGCGCGCGGCCTTGTTGGAGAGTTTTTAGTTGACGGCGTGAAGTTTGCGCTACCTGCTCCTATACCTGCAAAGGTGGATGAGGGCGACGACGGAATTCCCGACATGAAGTGGACTAAGGGTGATATTATGTCATGGTTAGACGAAGAAGGGGTTACATACTCTTCCTTATCAACCAAAACAAAGTTAATCGCGAAGGCCACTGAACACCTTAGTCCAACCGAAGACTCTATGAGCGAAGGCGATATGGATAACACAACAGGAGATGATGAATAATGGCGGCAGGTAACACACTGAACACACGAACACATGTATTGGGCGATATGCTCATGATGGAAGGAACATTTACAGACGGCGGGCTTGATGTCCATTACGGAGATACTCTCCGCACAGTCGTCGCGGCTGGCGGACATGTAACAAGTCTATACTCAACAGGTGTAGTGGCTAACGCCGCTTACGCTGTTGGTGATACTGCGCTTGTTGCTAAAACTGTTGACAAAAGACTTCACTTCAATATCGGAGAGACTCTTTATGGCTCCACAGGTATTAGACTTGGTGTAATCACCGCTTTAGCGGCGAATGCAACAGGTATTACTATTGGCGGAGGCGTTTTATCAGCAATAACAGAAGATGATGTATTCTTCAAACTTGGACCGGACCAAAGCGCAGTCACATTGAACGATGGTAGCCTTTCAGTCTCCGTTGATGAAACCAACAATTATGTTGTGTTCGGAAATGGTAACTTAGGCGCGGCAAGCGTAGCGCACATTCAAGATGGTCGCTGGTGGATTCTCGGCTTAAGGGCTTGAGGTGATTCCTCTTGACCGATACCAAAGTGTTTGAATTCACACCCGATGAGGCTTGTGAAACAGGCGCGGCAGTAGCGGGTGGAGTGCAAAAGGTTCTTGACGACTACACCAACAGTAAAACAGTTGAAGGTGTAACATCATACACCATGCAAGGCAATCTATATGTTGTGGTAGTCACCGCTTGAAGGTGATATTATGACAGGATTAACCCCACAAGACATTCACAGAATGGCTAAGCAAGGTTGGAAACAAGACGAAGGCGACCGTGTGGATGATACACAACGCGACAGACTGAAAGGTGTTGTCAAGAATCAAAACACCCGTTCACGAAACATTCGCGATGTTCTTAACATTGGCACAGGAACGCGCTGTCGTCATTGTAGCATGTTACATTTCTGTTATCTTGAAAGATGCGGGGCTTGCAATAAAGCAATGGACTACAATCTCGGTAAAGTGGAGAAGGTGATTTGATGTTCAACCTTCTCAAAAACGACCCCGGTGAAATTGGTAGGATGCTTGCCGAACAACAACAACAAAGGCAACAGCAAATGAATCAACCTATGAAAGACCCTGCTCAAGAACAGTATCTAAACTCATTGAGAGAAGAAGCCGCTAAACTGCAACAAGAAGCGGACGAGGCACAAGCCAAAGCCGCAGAAATTAGTGCCAAATTACAAGAAGCAGTTGCTCGCATAGGTGGGGGTCAGTAATGCCCACCGTTTTTCAAACAGGTGAGCGAGCATCAAGACCTCTTGACCCTACGCGTTTATACTATACAACAGCGCAGAAGGTCGCGGACATTCTTCAAATCCCTTTACCCGACCCTGTATATCTAACGGCAGATTCTAACACAAACGCTACAACCGCGCTCATCTCAGCGAGTGATTACCGCCACACCGGCTTTGAAGTTGGTGACAGCGTTGAAATCGCGAGTGATGTTGAAATGGGAGAGACTGTGGTTATCACCGCTATCGCTCGTAACGGAACTGCTGTTCTTGTCACATGGGTTGGTGCTGTTACCGGAGATTACGATGTTGCAGATAACGCGTATATCCAACCTCTTCAATCATTCACTAATGGTAAGCGTAAAGGCGTAACCAAATCTCAAGTTGAGACTTTGATTATGCGCACCCAAGATAAGATTGATAACCTCACTAACAACTCATGGCGACCTATGTTACAGACAGCCGAGTATCTCAATTTTGATACATACAAACCATACAGAAGACGATATTATACAGATTATGTCGGTTCAGTTCCTCTCTTATTCCGCAATGTTCAACAAATCATGAGGCTTGAAATATGGCAAGGTAGTGAGTATCGCGAGATAGCATGCGCGGAAGTAAGACTCAAGGTTATTGATTTCACTAATCTAACAGCAGACACCGATGCAGTCTATCTATGCCCCGGCGGTGGCGGAGTCGCTACCCTCACTGTGGGGACATCGTTATCAAAATTCAATGCTCAATTCAATAACACTACTACCGCGCAACAACTATCCGACCTTATCAATAAGGATTTAAGGCGTGGTAAATCGGCTATTCTTTTCTCTCCGTCTTTCACTCATGAGGACGCGGAGGCAAGCGGTGGAACTGTAACCGCTAACCTCCATCACGAATTCATGGCATCCGCCAATGCAGACTATGGTAGCGCGCAAATCAAAGTTACAAGTATGCGTCGCGGTGGAGCAGGGGAGACAGCGACGGTTGCCGTTAGCGATGAAACAGGCATCAGCGTCACAGGCGCAACATCAATCTTAGGAACAGTAAGTTCGGCTACATCAACCACCATCACTCTCACTGACACAGCACAGTTCGCTGAATACGGTATTATTAAAATCGGTGCTGTGATAGGATATTACACAAGTAAGACAGGTAATGTTCTAAACGGAGTCACTGACCTCGCAGGAGATATAAGCGCGGCTGCAACTGAGTCTTCGTCTGTTAGTCAAACAAGATTCACCATAGATTATCACGGAGGAACAACCGGAGATGAAGCGCGCTTGCGTGATTGGTGGTGCGACTACGACATGGGTATCATTTACTTCAACAACACATATCCTTACTTCTCATGGAACGCGGTCAAGGTAACTTATGTCTATGGTGAGCGATATGTGGAGAAAGCAATTGAAGACATATGCACTAAGTTGGTAGCGATGGATTTGATACTATCCGATGACCGAAGCGTTCTCCTCCCCGAAGGTTCACAGAATGTTGATTTAGGTTCTAAATACCAACTCCTAAAGGCTCAAGTAGCGGAGACGCTACCGCGATATGTGGAGGTGATGACGCTTGACTAAGTTGTGGGATGAAGAAGCCATACTCAAGAAGTTGGCAGTTCCGCTAAAAGCAGCGCGTGAAAACTCAATATACAGCGACGAAGGGCGCATTTTCCTTGTCGCGGCGGCTTTTCCTAACTATGAAGTTGATAAAGAAGGTAATATACTTCTTAAAAATGGTTCTAAAATGTCCTCAAATCACCCGGATTACGAGTCAATTATTGAATCCGCGAAGAAGCAAGCGGGTAATGAAAGTTCAGTAGGGAGGAGTTTTTGATGGCTCTTGAATCCCTTGAACTTATCAAAGGTTTGTTTGATGATGGATGGAATCGCGCTAACTCTTCGCAACGAAAACCAACTATCCAAGATATTACCACCGTTGAACCCGGCGGTAAGCGGCTTGATTTATCGCGCTCCGATGCTATTGTTCTCTATGAGACCGCGCATAACGAAGAGCAACCGGAAGTATTCTATGACTTCGTTCACACTCGCATCAATGTAACAGTTGATGCGCGCACAATGGAAGGTCGCGCACAACTATCAAAGATGGAAGATGAGGTTCGGCGAATCATTCACGCGAGCCGTAAGGGCGATGGGGCTAATTTTGACCGATTACTCTATAAAACACGAACTGACCTCTCGGATAGAACCAAGAGGTTGCACCGCATGACATTTCAAGTGGAGATAGTAATTTTCAGCGAACTAATAGCATAATAATGAGGGATAAAAGATGGCATCAACAGTGTATAAAGGTGATTTAGCAGAAGTAACATTCGGACATGAATGTGGATTAGCATTGAAA